CCCCAGCGTCTCTTCAATCAATGCTTCATAAGCCCTGCGAACAGCGGGGTTCGTGGGGTCATCTTTCATTTGCTGGTAAGCAGCCGCCACCAGCCTTGCTCTGTCTTTATTTAACTCTGGATATCCTGTGACATCGTATCCATCACCAGCATCTATGCCGCGATCCTTCATATATCTTGATGCAGCGTTTTGTATTTCTGCAATAGGCCTAGCCTCCACGCGAACAGCGTCTCCAGCGCCCGTGGGAATAATGGTGCTTAGTGGCCTACCCGTTGGGCCAAGATTGGTTTCTGCTCCCCGTCCTGCGGCCTCTACCAACCCACCCTGACTTGATGTTTGAGCGCCAACGCGAACAGGAGCTTGTGCAAAGCCTGTTTTGCCATATCGTGCGATAGGCACCAATGCACCAAATTGTGCATACATGGGGTCTAGAGCTTCTGGGAATGACAGCAAATCACGCGCAAGCCGATCTTCATCGTTCTCACTTTGAAACGGAACTTGTTCAGCCACAACGCCAGCGCCATATCCAAACAATCCCAATGCACTCAGTATTGCTGATGATGATAAATCGGCAGCACCTCCAATTAAATATGCTGCCTGCGCCCCTCCAACATATTTATTCCAAGAGCCAAGGGCTGTTTCTGCTGTGCCTTCTCCAGTCAGCGCAGCTTTTGCAATCGCCCCAACATTTCTGAACATTTTGTTGCCAAACCGAAAGCCATAATTCGACAACATTTCTTCTTTGTTTTCTTGTGAAGCAACGGTTCCACCAATATCAGCCCGTGGAACACCACTGTCTATTGCATCTTGTCTTAGCCTATTTTCTTCATATTGCGCCATTTCTTGGAGCGTTGGGACAGTGCCGTCATCATACGCAAAATTGCTTTGTGGAAATGGATCGCCTTTGCTGGGATTTCTTTCTTCCAACATTGCATTTTCAAACGCCAAAAACTCTTCGCGCATAGAGTTTTGCTCGTCAGCCGCAGCCTGCGAAGGAATGTTTAGCTGTCCATCTGGCCGATACGCCACATTTGAAAAGTTTTCTTCTTGCCGTCCATCTACTGTCAAAAGTGCCATATTATCACCACGCCTTGCAAGACCAGTATCTGGCCTTGGTTTTTGGGCCGGGGTTATCACAGTTGTGACGCGCCCTAAAATTAGATCGTCTGCCCTTTTGGTTTTTCTTGATTTTCATGTTGGGGTCGCCAAAGGTTACGCGCTTTACCCTGTCGCCGTCCGTAACGTACACCACAGACTTTTTCTTGCCGTGGCTGGTCTCGCCCTTCGCAATTCTGCGCGGCTTGTTCAGTGTGACGCTCTTGCCCTTGTACGTTGCCATTCAATAAATCCTCGCCTTGTCAGGATCGACCAGCCTTGGAACACAATATGCAACGCCAAAATCTTTTGTATTGCTGTGGTATCCGTAGCGCCTCACGATTTCTCTTGCGTAGTAATTACACGTTTCTAGCTTGCGAAACAACATATCATCGCTGACCAGCTTACGATCATCAGCAATACCGATATATAAAACCAAGGCAAAGACGTGTACCACTCACGCATTGGCCCTTTTCTTTGCGGTTTCCGACAGGTCTTTCTTGTGAACCAAAAACTTACTGGACGCCGTGTGACGTGCGCCAGACATGACCCTGCCCTTTGCGTCCTTGTGTGTTGCGCCCGTATGCTCTTTGCCGTTCTTAAAATAGTGCTTTACGCCTTTAGCCATTATGATGCTCCATTTGGCGCTCTATGTCTGCTTCAATCGCAGCATCTTCTACACACTCTTGCAATTTCCGTGCGTACTCATTGCGAAGACGGTCAGCGCGTTCCCTTATAAAAGAATCGGCACTGATCTCTTCAAGCTGAATTTGTTTTGAAATACCCATTACGCTTTCCTCTTTTTTACTGGTTTCTTTGCGGTTTTAGCCGCAGCCTTAAACGCGCCCTTGGCTGGTGCGCCCTTGGCCCCAACCTTACGCATTTTCTCGCCAGAGCCAGCGGCTATGCGCTTTTTCTTTGCAGCAATGTTCGAATATAATCCCTGTTTAGCCATTAGGTGCCGTCCTCCTCTGGTGGAAGTTCATCTTCAGATGGCAATGCGCCTAAAGCAGCTCCACCTATTGCCAGTGGCACACTAAACATAGTGCTATTACCAGCAGCAATTGATCGGTTTGTTCTTGGGGCAATCACTCCAGTATTAAATTGTCCAGAATATTCTTCGATGAAATCACGCGCCTGATCTGGTGTAAGGTCTCCACGATCAACAGCAGACCAAACAGAATTGACCTTTGTTTTTAGATCAACGCTTTTATTGTTGAAAAGACCCCTTATGCCCTCCCAAACAATAGACTGCGTTTCTCTTGGTAAAAGTCCACGTTGATCAGCAACAAATCTATAATCATCTGCCGTTAATCCATATAATCCTTTTGCACCCGTTCCTTTTGATGATCCCCCAGCCATGCCCAAACCTTGTGAAGTTAGCTGATCGTTGCCAGCCAATGGCCGCATCATACCAGCCGCAATGGCGTGTGTGTCGATTGTAACATCGCCCATGTCAGAGAATGGAACTTCAATATTATTAAAAAAGTTTCTGACCTTATGATTTCCACCCATTGCATCAGATATGATGTTGAAATCACCACCGCTTTCAATGGATTGAATGGCCTTGCCAATGTCGCCAAAGCTGCCCCAGCCAATATTTGCGGTAGTGTTTGCATCTTTTTTATTAATTATGTCGCCAATGTCGCCTTCTGGCGTGAGGGCGCGATATGTACTGGGGTTGTGGGCTTGATCATATGCTCTAACCCACATTGCTTTTTGCTCTATGGTCTCAAGGTCTTGATAAGATTTGCCCTTAATGCTTTCCCAAATTCTTTTATTTGGGCTATTTTTTTCTGTTGCTACAAATGTTGGATATCGCTTCGCAACATTGGTCATTTCTTCTGACCAAGGAAATGCACGGTTGTTAATGACGGCATCCACAACGCGCTCACCAAGAGATGCGTTTTTAAACCAATCCATTTGGGGTGATAGAGCCGCCAATACGCCAGACATTGATTGCCTTGGTAAACCGTATTTAATTGCAAGCTCTTCAGAAAATCTATTGGCACCAACGTACCAATATTTGGCACGATCTTGAAACTCATCAGGCAGTTTATCCATAATCCAGTTTAGATTTTCGCGCTGCATTGCACTGACAAAATCTGCTGCGTCTGCCTCTGGTAGACCTCTTATGCCTTTAAAGCCGGGGAAATATGTCTCCAAATCTTCATATGTATTTTTCTTTGGGTTTGTTTCCGCTTTTCGACCAGACGCCAAAAATTCCATATTTTTGCCTAATATGTTGTCTTTTGGGCTTCCAAGACCTTCCATAGATGATCTGCCGATTGTAAGGCCACCGCTATAAACTTCTGGCTTTGGTTGTTCACCACCAGTGTTTGGCGTTCCTTCTCTTGGAACACGGGTAGAAATACGGCCAGTTGGCCCGAATGAAGGATTGGCCCCCGGTACTTTGCCACTGACTAAGGGGCCAAGAGCGCCAATAGGATTTCCTGTTGCTGTCGATGCTCTCAATAAAGCGTTTATATTAAACGGCCCTGCCATCTACTTGCCCCTTTTCTTTTTGCCATATCCAGCGGCGTGGGCAGCGCGGCCCTGCTTCTCAGCTTCGGCCTTGGTTCTATAAACCTTGCCCTTGCTGCCCCAGCGATAGCCGCCCTTGACCTTCATAACGGGCATTAGTGACCGCCAAGCAGCTTGTTCATCATGTCGTGGACATTGCCGCCATCAAGTTTCATAACCTTGATTTTCATGTCTTTGCCGCTTGGCACTTCCATCATTTCTTCGTCAACGTCTTCGTAATCGTCTTCGTACATGGCATCTTCGCCATCAATTCCAACCATCGCCTGATGGCACAGCAGCAGGAAGTTAACCAATTGATCGTCGGACAGATCAAGGCCGTCTGCGTCATGCGGGAAGCCCATTTTCTGCAAGAATAGGGTTGCATTGTCTTCCATGTTTTCGACTTCTACCTGTGCCATGTCGGCCTCCTTTATCGTCTTAGTTGTGGGCGCGTCTGTCCCATTGTGCCTAGATTTGCTGGGCGTGGTTTTGGGCGTGGCGATGAGGGCAGGGCGTAGTTTGGTGCCATTTCATCAGCCAGTTTATTATTTGCCATTGCGCGATCCATGTCGGACTGCGTCATTGACGGCTCCCGCTGCGTGGGAATTGCCTGCGGCATGGACATATCAGGTGGTGCGCCTGTGCCGAAGTCTGGACGGCCCATTGAGGGCGTGACGCTGCCCATGCTGCCATCAAATGTTCTGTATAAATCCAACTCAGATCGTGATTGATTGGGCAGTTTTTCAAAACGCATACTGCCAGAAACAGGAAGATCAAACTCATCAAATCTATTTTCAACATTTAAATTTGCAAATGCGCCCTGTCTCTCAGCCATCACGCCATTCCCTGTTGTTGGGGTGGCCCCTGCATGGGGGGCTGCTGCGGTGCGGAAACCTGTGCGGCGTCTGATATGGCCGTCAAGGCACCAATTTCACCAGCGCCCATGCGCTTGCGAATTTCTGCCACTTTATTCATTAAATATTTATTCATGTCTATGGGTGGCTGACCCCCACCTTGGGAGGGAGGTGGGGGCTGACCACCCTGCGCTTGCTCTGTCGGCTGACCGCCGAAGGCCGCAGGATTAATTGGGGGCAAATTATAGGATCGTGGGGGGTACATTCTTCATTGCCTCCATTTGAATTTTCGCGGCGTTTTTCTCTCGCTCAAGCTGCAATTCGGCCTCCAGCTTTGTGACCTTGGCCTGCAAGTCGGCCTGCGCCTTTGCCATTTCGATCTGCATGTCCTGACGCGCTTCAGCCTGCTTGATCTCAATGTTGGATTTGGCCTTGGCCTGATCGGCTGCAATTTGCGCCTGCGTTCTGGCCGTGAGAGCTTCGGTCTCCAGCTTTGCCAATTGCTGCGCGTATTCCAACGGATTGCCCTGACCCTGTTGCTGCTGACCCACGCCCCTGATGGCTTCGATCTGCTTCATCTGGGGTGCGGCCCTGACCACTTCTGCGGCCCGTTGGCTGATAATGCGATCCTGCTCTGGATCAACATTCTCAAACTTGAAGTCGGGGTCTTTGAAGTTTGGCAGTGGCGGCAGTTCCATTGCCACGCCTGCCTGCATTCTGAGGCGATACAGAAGCGCGATATGCTCCGCGATGTGGGCAATTAGGATCGGCTGCATGGTCTTAGCGCCGGGGTTGCCTGCCAAAGATGGGTCTTGCAAAAATTGCATATGCACCGCGATGTGCGCCTCATGGTCTTGCTCAATGAATGCACGAATTGGCTTGCCATACATCACGCTCATATTTTCATCGATGCAGTCCATCTGGACAGCTTCTTCTGGCTTTTTCAGTATTTCATCGATGTTCTGGATGCGGATCGCCTCGTACATGCGCTTGTACGCTTGGTACATATCGTGAAGTTGAGGCGCGGCCTGCGCCATTTGCAGAACGGCCTGTGCCTGCGCGATGCGCTGGGCGGTGCTAAATATGTTGGGATCGGACACAGGCACGATGTCAATGCGCTCATCAAAGTCAGCGGCATAGATCGTTTCGGCTGCGCCAGCGCGTGAGAACGTAAACTCTTCTGGCAGATTTTCTGCGTTTAGAGCCGCCAGCATTTTAAATTCTTGGCCCTGCGCGTAGTGCAGGCGCTTGTGAATTGCGCTGAACGCCTTTGATCCCTGCTCAATCAGGGCCACGGTGCTGCCCACTGGCGCGTTGGGATTTACGTCACCCACGTTTAGATCGGCTGTGGACGCAAAGCGTTGTCCCGCATCGACCATAAAGCCCAGCAAATTAAACAGCGAACCTGACGGCTCCTTAAACGGCAGGGGCAT